CAGCATGGCTGCGCCAAGGCCGCCCAGCGTGCTGGCCATAGACGCGCGGTTGGCTTGGTTCTGGTTATGCTGGGCCATCTGCTGCTGATACTGCTGCCCGACGAGCCCGGAGTAATTGACGCCGGGCGCGCTGCCCGAGGGGACCGCGCTGGGCGGGTTGTAGCTGCCCCCCATGGCCGCGACAAGTTCTGCGATGGCCCCCTGCCGGGCGGCCGCATCCAGCGAAAACAGACGCGATTGCTCCTGTCCTGCCGCAATGTCGGCATCCATTGCCAGCCGGGCCAGCGTGTCCTGGGTGTTGCGCTGCTGCTCTGCCATGGCTTCCTTGAACGCATCCGAGCCGACAGGCAGGCCGCGGGCCTGCAGGTTGGTGAGAAGCCGCGAATTCGACCTGTCGATGCTGGGCTGCATCATTGACAGCGTGCGATCATAGATCGACTGCGCCACCGTGCTCCGATCCTGCGCGCGGGGTGCATTGGGCATGTTGGAAATGTTGTCCGAAATGATCCGGTTCGTCAGATCGACAGAGGCGGGTTCAAGCGCGGTCCTGATCTGCCGTTCCCACGGGCTTTCGACCCTGCTGACTGCCGATTGCGAGCCTTGCGGCGCCACACCTTGCTTGAATTGGCCCGTGGCCGGGTCGGTGTAGCCATAGCGAATGCCGGCCCCCGAGGGCGAATAGGTGTCCAGCCGGTTGAACTGGGCCTCTGCGCTAGCGGTCTTGTATGGATCAGGCGGTGCCGGTGCCGTGCTGCCCTTGCCCATGTCGAAGCCACCTGCATTGTTCGCGATACATCTGCAAAACTACCAGCGGGCCGCCGCCATGTGCGGCAAACGGGATCAGCGCGACGTGGTTGAACCCCAGCTTGGTGGCAAGGTTCAGGCTGGACAGGTTGTCCATCGGCACCAGCACCGTAACCGCCTCCACGCCAAGCTGCAGAAAGGGGTATGCGAAGATGTGGAACAAGGTGTGTCGGTCGGCCCATCCGCTGCCCGGCTCGGCCGCAATGGATGCCTCGATGTTGACCCCGTTGCAGCGTTCATAGGTGACGCCAGCCACCACCTTGTTGCCCTTGATCACGCCCAGCGCCGCCACGCCGGGGGTTTGAACATAGCCCGGTATGCGCTGGCCGACCCATTCGGCGATCAGCCTGTCAGCGCCATAGACAACATTGCCTATTCTCACAATCCGAGGGCGGCCGTCAGTCCCGTGATTTCCGCCCATCGCGCTGTAACCTCCAACGTGATCTGGAACCGCTTGCCCGAGGCATCCGTGGGGATCTTGTCGGACAGCGAAAGTCGTGTGCCGCTCCCTTCTTCGGGCGTCAGACGAATGATCTGCTGCGCCTCCGCGATGTCGGCGTCGGTGTCGTTGTTGTCCGACAAGACCACTACCCTGACACGAAGGGGGCCTTCCGAAATGATGACAGGCTCAATGTAGTCAACAGAAACATTCCTGCCGACCTCAAACCAGGACGACACCCAGCGAGCGGTGATCAATTCATCGGTGCCGGTGTGCCGGAGCTTTCCGAGGCGGCCGTCTGTTGCCGTGATCTGGGGTGTGCCTGCCAGATTGTGCCAGTCCAGCGCGGGCAAATCCATGGTCGCCCATGAGCGGCCCTCCATGTAATAGACGAACTGGCGGGCCGTGCCATTTGCGACACGGTTGATGACCACCATGGACCCGTCGCGCGCCGTGAACATCTGCCAGTCGGCAGGGCCCGCCTCGACGAGCGCGGCAATTTCGTCGGCGATCGGCTGCGAGATGTCGGAGACCAGCGCCAGCACTGACTCCCGAATCGCCTGACTTACGCTGATCGGGCCTTGTGCGGTCAGCATCCACGCATCGGACCCGACTTGCGTGAATGCCCTGCGCCCAATGATGATGGCGCCATCGACACGCCCGACCAGACGCCAGTCATTCGGGTCGGTCGGATCGAACCCCTCGTAGAGGATCATCTGGCCAGTGGTCGTGACGATGCACAAGACATCGTTCATGCCGTGTCCGGCGTCGATCGTAAGCGATGTCATCGCCTGGATCGATCCGGTGATGTTGCCCAGCCTGCCCAGAGGGAAGCGCGACATCGGGCCGGTGACGGCGCCGACATCGCCGACGAGAAATTCCAGCGGTCCCCCGGTTTTCCAGAGGTATATCCTGTCGTGGTGGCTGATGATGCCGTCACACTCCGCAGGGTCGGGACCTGCGGCGGCGGTAAAGCCAGCCGAGGTGAACGCGGTTCCGTCAAATCGCACGGGCAGACCAAGGCCGTCCGCAATCAGGATGTTGCCGGAGATTGCGGCCCATGATGCTTGCCCTCCGAATGGCCTGGTGATGCTGAGCGCGCCTGCGGTCGCCCCGGTGGGGGTGACAGTGATGTAGAGGCTGGCCCCGCCGAACTCGAACGGGATGCGCTGGATCACGGCAGAGGGCGCAGATACCCATTCGACTCCCGGCCGGGTCACCATGGAGACGCCATTGGACCGCAGGTTCAGCAATTCGGAGGCAAAGAGGTTGCTGACACGCGCACTGCGCGCCTTGGCATAGATGCCGCGAAGCGGAAGGGGAATCGGAACCTCTCGCGAGGATGACTGCCCGGCCCGCTTCCTGCGCTGCGCTCGCACTGCCAGCCTGTGACGCATCATGTCCGCACCATCCAGTTGACTGCGAAATAGGGGGGCAGGACGGAGAACGGGTGGCCGTCACCCGTGCTACCCGCGACGATCCCTGTCGTGGCCGTGCCGATCGAGCCGGTGACCGTGGTAGACCCTATCGTGATTCCGGTTGTCGCCGTGCCGGTGCTTCCTGCCGCAGCCGATGCCACGTCTGCGCCTATAACGGCCCCTGTCGGGTCTGCAACGACGGCGCTGTGGCTGTGGCCGGGGTCGATGACGGTGTGGCCGTGCGCGTCGGCCGTGAAACTGTGGGCATGGCCCGGGTCAGTCAGGACATGAGTGTGTGCAGGCAGGTTGCCGGTATCCAGCGTGACCTCTGCGACGCCGCCAAGCGACATCAGCGCGCCGATGCTCGCCGATGCGCCAAAGAGCGTGCGCCCGCGCAGATCGGGCAGGTTGAAAGTGTCCGCATCGGCCCCAAAGGTCTCGCCCAGAATTCCGAACAGGCGGGGATAAGCGATCTTCGAGAGGGCCTGGCCGTTGCAAATCTTCCAGCCGTTGCCGGGCTCGTCCTGCAGAAGCGTGGGAACGATGGTCCCTGCCGGGCAGATGATTTCCAGAAGGGCGGTCAGGACGGCATTCGGATCGTTCTGCGCGTCATAGATGCGGGTGCGCCTGCGGCTGAACGAATATTGCTCAATGGACGGCTCGGCCATTCAGGTCACCAGCCATTTCCCGCCGCCGACAGGGTAGGTGTCGTAGGCTGGCCGATCCATGCCCAAGCGGATTGCGCGTGCGCCGCCTGCATCATGGTCAAGCCGCTGGCTCATCTCGACCTCATATTCTGCGGCGGCCTCGGCATAGTCCAGACCCAGCCCGCGGCGCAGCCGATATGTCATGCCTAGCGACAAGACGTGATCGTCGTCGAACACCGGGCGATCCTCGTCATGCTCGAATTCGGGCCGACGCACCTCGGGATAGGGCGCGCGGATGGATGACGGGCTGATCTGGCGCAGAATCTCGAACACTTCGTCTCCCCAGACCCCGGCATCCCACCCAGGCCCTGCCTCATAGGCGAAGGTGCCACCAGTCGTGATGTTCAGGCCTTCCAGCGCCATTTGGCCATCGCGCGGCACCCACGGCGCGATGATCTGCGGCGGCGTCACGCTGAAATCGAAGTCGCCTTCGCGGATTCGCGACACAACCGGAAACCGGCTGACGTATTCGATGGCCACCATCTCGGCGGCCGAAGGGGTAGGCTCGAAGAAGATGGCATTGTTCCTGATGCGCCAGCCCATCTCGACGGCGGTAACGGCGCCGCCGAAAATCCACGAAGCCCAGCTCTGCGGCGATGCCGGGCCAATAAGCCCCAGCGGCCAGCCGCCGCGATGTTCCGTGTTCGGGATCATGCGCAGGAAGTCCGGGGGCAAAGGGTAGGCAAACCGTCCGGGCTGTAGCGAGAACACCCATGTCGAATGAAATTCGGACAGGCCGTTGTGACCTGACCGGGTGAGATAGTCGCGGATGGTGTCCTTCGCCGCCACCCGCAGAAGTTTCGCGACCTTTGTGCTGGACGCGAAAAGCGAGGTGGGCGCTGGCGCGGTGTTGTCGCGCTCCGCAGCCTCTTGGGCGATGGCGAGGATCGTGCGCCCCATGTCAGCCGCGCCTGCGGCCAAGGCCTGGGAGAGCGGCAGGCGGGGGCGGATCGTCGCCCATCAGGTCATCGTTCCCGCTGACCATCTGCACGCCCTGGAAAAGGCCGGTATCCGGCGCCTCGACCACACCGTCATCGTTGTCGATCGCAACGGCGGTCTGGCCGATCGGCACGTTATGCGCCGCCATTCCGGTTGCGCCTTGGCGCATCAGAAGCTCCACCTGCGCAGTTAGGCGCGCGATGGTTTCGATGTGCTGCGCCTCGGCCTTGCGCATCCGCTCGATCTCGGCGTTTGCCGCCGCCTCCTTCTGGGCGTTGGCGATCAGGTCGGTATTGGACTTGCGGGCTTCGTCCCACTTCCGGGCCAGCGTGAACGCCTTGCGGGCATCCATGCCGATCTGCGCGATCCGATCCTCCTCCAAGTTCACCAGATCCTCGACCGAGCGGATGTTGTGAATCACGAGGATGGCGATCTGCGACTGCGTGATGCCCGGCAGTTCATGCAGCGGCGTGCCATCGGTGGGCACGTCGTGGTGCTGCTTGAAGTAGGCGAATTCCCGAGGATAGAGGGCCTGCGCCGTGCGCTCGGAAATCATCTTCACCTGTTCGGTGTGACGGTCGCCGTGGGGGCGCTTGCGGACGCACAGGACGGTCTTGTGCTCGCCGTGCACAGACGGGTTGGACGGGTCCGTCAAGCGGATCATCCGGTAGAAGAATTCGATGGAAATCTGACCGTTCGAGGCGACAAGGCCGAGGTCGGCCGACAGGTCGGCATCGCTCATGTCGAAGGCCTGGCCGGCGCGCAATCTGGTCGGCATCTGGGCGAAGGGTTGCATCCCTGGCATCTCCTGCTGTGTGTGGGGAGGACGGGGGCACGAAGGCCCCCGCCTGTCTTGTCTGGCCTTACGGGATGTGCGTCAGCACGCCGTTCAGCGCCCGGTTGTCGATGGTCCAGTTGCCCATGCCGGCGATGATGACCGTATCGCTGTCCTCAGTCAGCGGGCGGCGAGGCCCGCCAAGAACGACGTTGTTCCGTTTCCGGTGCATAATCATCTCCAGCGTCTCCATGTTCAGGAAGAACATGCCGAGCGGCGCGAACCCGCCTTGGCCGCCGTCGAACACAACGGGCGTGGTCTGGAACATGATGTTCTCGAACCCGGCGCTTGCCAAGCGTCGGTCCATGAAACGCTGCTGCGCCTGCAGGGACGACGAGTAGGTCGCGTAGTAGGTGTTGTCGGCGATGATCAGGTTCGGCTTGTCACCGTCGCGGCACAGCGCCAACTGCATGTTGAGCATGGCCGCGTAGATCGTGTTGGCGTTGGGCGCCGAAGGCAGAACGCTGCGCTTGTTGTCCCACCAGCCGTAGGTGGCCGAGTTGATGCCGCCCACTGTGGCCCCGGCAACATCGTTGACGAGAAGCTGCAGGCCGCCGAACACCTTGCCGCCCGCCGCAGTGCCGTCGCCGTAGGATGCGGCGTGCATCTGGTTGGCGATGGTCTTTTCGGCGTGCATGATGCGAGTGCGCATCATGTTGATGACCTGTTCGGGGCCATCGTTCTGCAGCATTTCCAGCCCCGACATCGAGACCCCGCAGGCGTATTGCTTCCACGGGAATTCGGCCGAGGTCAGCACCTCCATGCCAGAGACGTTGAGGGCTTCGCGGCCCACATACCACTGGAAGTTTACGTTTTCCTCGCCGATCATGATCGGCTGGGTGATCGTGCGGCCGCCGCCAATGGTCTTGGCACGGCCGCGCCGTTTGGTTTCGGAAAGCAGAGCGTTGTTCTTGGACAGGGCGTCGGCGATTTTCTTCCGGCGATGCTCAAGGGTCGCCGTCACCATTTCGCCCCAATTCGGGTTTCCCATGGGTTTGCCTCATCTGGCAGGCCCGCACCGACTTCCGATCAGCCCCCTACTGCTTGGAGAGGAAGTACCTGAGCACGTCCTCAAGGGGCGTTTCATCCGTCAGTTCGGGGCGACGACCGGCGCCTTGGCCTGAACCGTCAAGTGATTTGCTGGCCGCCTTGGCGCGCTGCACGCTGTCCGAGGGTTTGGCCGCTGTCTTGTTCTGCGCCTGTTGTGACACAGGCTGTGGCACCTGTGCGGCGGATGTGCTTTCCGGCCGGCCGGTCTGTTCCAGGCCGTTCGCCATGACCGCAGCGGAATAGAAGCGCCGGATGTCGTCCATCGTCGCGGGCTTACCGGTGATCTGGACATGCGTGCTGGCCAGCGCCGCGATCTGCGGGCTCACGGCCTGCCAGTGCGGGCTGGTGGCGGCGAATTGTTCGAGCTCCTTCTGCGCCTTGAATTGCGGCGAATCCGGCCCCAACTGCGGCCCTCTTTCCTGCTCCTCGTAACGCGCCAGTTTAGCCTTGAGGTTCTTGACTTCGGGGTCCTCGAACGGATCGTCGTCCTGCGAGGCGCTAGCCACCATTTTCAGGCCCAGCTTCTCGGCGGCGCTGGTCAGGATTTCCTTCGGATCGCCCAATTGCAATGCGGCCCAGGCCAGATAGGCATCGGGTTCACGGCTGGCGTAGGCGTTGATGTCGATCAGCCTCTTCATGGCATCGGCCGGCTTGACGCCGTGCCGCTGCAACTCGGCCTCGTGCTCCTTGAACACCTCAAGCACCTCGTCGGCGGCCATCAGGCGCTCACGCAGCGCAGCCTTGCGCGCATCAGGGACGCCATCGAGCAGCGCGTCAACGCTGTCGGGCGACAGTGCCGTCTCGGGCGCAGCATCCTTTTCGGCATCCTCGGCAGGCGCTTCATCCGGCTCCACCTTCACTTCGACCGCCGCCCGCTTGCCGGCGTGCGCCTTGTCGATCAGGTCAATCCCGTCATCGACCGACACCACGTCGATTGCGGAAGCGTCGGGCTTGTCCGAGCCAACGCCGAAGGCCACGTCTTCGCCCGCATCGTCGTCGCGCTTGAGCATCTGCATCAAGAGCTCCACGGGCATTTCATCGTCGGCTGCGGCGCTGTCGTCGCGCTCGATCTGATCGTTGTCCTTGTCGGTCATCGACTTGCTCCTCGGCTTGTCTTGTGTTCAGCCGGGCCCTGCGCCCGGTGCATCCAGTAGGTATTGAGCATGCGCAGCATGGCGTCCTGCAAGGCGCTGCGTGAAAGGTGCCGCGCGCGCTGGGTCGCTGGATGCGCCTGACGAAGGGCTACGGCCGCGTCAAGGGTCTGCATCATACTGTCCCCGTGGCGTTCGAGCGCCTCCCGAAACCTGCGCTCTCCGTCATCCTCGTTTGATCGCGGCGCGATCAGGGGCGTGGGCTTCTCGGTCATTTCGCAATCTCAATGCTCGTCACGTCGATTTCCGGCGCGCCATCAAGATCGGCACGGCCGATCACCTCCGTTGGCGGCCGGTTGAGCGGGTCGGTTTCCATGACACGCTTGAAGTCCGCGACAAATTCCTCGGTCCATGACCGTTCAGACGGCTCCGGCTCCCGCCTGACCCCAGAGTCGTATTCGACCAGATCG